GGGAACCGTAAAACAGTTTATTAATTATACTCCAAATTGGTTATTACCAAAGAATGGGGTTAAAATTGTAGATAATCAAAAAGAAATTAAATTAGGTAATAATTCAGCTGCAACCGCACAGGCTAGTAGTCCAGATGCTGGTCGTGGAGACTCTCTGACGTTGCTTGTTCTTGACGAAACTGCTTTTATTGACAATGCTGATAAAATATGGATGGCTGCTGGTATAGCATTATCTGCAACTCTAGGTAAATGTATAATGTTATCTACCCCAAATGGTAGTTCTGGATTATATCATTCGACGTGGGTAAATGCCGACAAAAAACAAAAAGATTTTGAATTTGATGATTTTGTGCCAACAAGGGTGCATTGGACTCAAAACCCATTTTCTGCAGAGGGGCTTGAAATGAGAGAAGATGATGAGGGTGAAATGGTATATTGGAGTCCTTGGTACGAAAGTGAATGCAAAAGAATGCAATATGATAAAGTAAAAATTGCACAGGAGCTTGATTTGTCATTTGAAGGTTCTAAATATTTGGCTATTGAAAATGAGTTAATAAACAAATATGAAAAACGTCTACAAATAGATGAATACAAATTAGTTGAAAAAAATAAAATCTTTTATGATTATAAAAACAATCCAGGAGAAAGATTTGTTAGCTATGAAACACCATTTCAAATATTTAAACCTTATATTCCAGGGCACAAGTACATTTTAGGTGCCGATGTTGCCCGTGGCGATGGAAAAGATTATTCAACAATACAAATAATTGATATAGAAACACTAGAAGTTGTTGCAGAATATAAGCATAAAGTTGCACCAGACCTTTTTGCTCATGTTATTTATAATGTCGGAATGGATTATAACCAAGCTTATTTGGTTGTTGAGTGTAATAGCTTTGGATTGGCCACAGCGATAGATTTAAGTAGAAAAATGAATTATCCTAATATGTATTATTCTAAGAGTATTCAGGATATTATTGTTAGGCCTTATGATTATAAAGTTTCAGAAAGTGAGGTAATTCCAGGGTTCCAGACTTCTAAAAAAACAAGGCCTCTTGTTGTGAATAATTTAAGGATTCATATGAGAGAAGGTACCTTAAAAATCTATTCAAAACAATTGATGAATGAATTTAAAACATTTATTCAGAATGGAGAGAGACCAGAGGCTGAAAAAGGAAAAAATGATGACTTAATATTTGCATTAGCAATAGCTTTATTTATAAGAGACACCGAATACAAAAACGCATCAGCAACTAATGAAATGTATAAGGGGATGTTAGATGGTATCGGCTTCATAAGTAAGGGAATAGATGGCAAAGAATTTGCATCTAATCCATCTTCTTTTGCAAATGCACCAGATGTTCCTATTGGTGCTGGTGGGATATTTTTTAATGATTTTTCTAAAAAAAATAACGAAGCAGATGATTTTGATGACATTAATTGGCTATTAGCTCCAAAGAGCAGAAAGTCTTGATTTTAAATTTTAATTTATTTATATTACTAAAAAAAACAAAAAATGGCAGATAATAACAAAAAAAACGTAAGTATATTTGCTGGTATAATAGATGCTCTTAATTCCAACAAAAGAAAAAAGAGTACAATAGACCCAGAAGCCCCAGGTATGGGAACAACACAATCAATGCCAAGTATTAGTCCAAGAGGAGGGGTTGAACAAATGCAACAACAATTTTTGGATTGGCAGGTACATAAAATATCTCACGATTTATATACAAGAACAGTTTACTATGATACTGACAGAATTAGCGCATATCAAGATTTTAGAGCTATGGATGGAACTCCTGAGATAGCGGCGGCTTTAAATATAATTCGCGATGAATGTATTGAGTCTCAAACTGTTATACCACTTCTAGATGGTACAAAAAAAACTATTGAAGAATTATATGATTTAAATTATAAAAATTTTTATGTTTATTCATATGACGCAGATGCAAAAAAATTCGAACCTGGATTGTGCGAAAAAATTATTTATAAGGGAGAACAAGATGTTTATAGGGTGGTTTTCGATGATGATTCTTATATTGATGCCACTTCTGAACATTTATGGTTAGCAAAAGGGGAAAATAAATATTTAAAAACAATTGATTTAAAAGAAAACCAATCAATAGAGCCATTTTATAGTAAAACGTCTGAAAAAAACGACAGAATTAATGGGTATGAAATGCTGTTAGAAAATGGAAAATGGGAATATACACATAGAGTAGTAAAAAGGAATTTTTTTCCAGAACAAAAAGGTGTAGTTCATCATAAAGATTTTAATAAATTAAACAATGTTCCCTCTAATTTACAAATAATGAGTTGGAAAGAACACCAAAATCTACATCATGATTTAGCTTCAAAAAGATGGGAATTTGATAAGAATTATTCTGAAAAAATGAGAAAAATATTTTCAGAAACTAATTCAAAAGATGGTCCCTATTGGTCTAATCCAGATTGGAGAAGAGAAAGAGTTAATGGGATATCTATAAGACAAAAAGAAAAATTCTCAGATTGTTCAAAAGATGAACTTAAGAAAATATTTGGTCGTCCTGGAGAAGAAAATCCAATGTTTAATAAGGGGTATAAAATAGAAGGAAATAAAAATGGTAGATTTTTAAAAAATAAAAAAAGAGAATTTAGTTATGAAGATTTAATGTTTGCTTATGATAACTCTTCAAATATTGAAGAAGCTTGCTTAATTTTAAATACAACCAGAAGAATACTATACAAATCTAAAATGTACCAATCTTTGAACATCCAAAGATGGGAAGATTTGGGGTTTTTAAAAAATAATATAAGTTTTGAACAGATTGAATATTCTTGTAAAAAACATTTGGGTAAATTAATTATAGAAAATAGTTTTGGTTTTATATGTGATGAAAACAATTGGAAGGAAAAAAAGGTTTTAACATTTTTGCAAAAAAATGGTTATAATACATGGGGTGAATTTGTTAAAAAATATGATTCTAAAAACGCCATATTTGACTCTATCAAATTTGAAGTATTAAAATGTTGCGAGCAGAAAATAAATTTTTCTCAAATTTGTAAGAATTTAAACTTAAACAGAAAAAACGTTGATGGATTGCTTGGAAGAAGTAAGTATAAAAATTTTTCAAATTTTGTTGAAGCTATAAATCACAAAGTTAAAAGAGTAGAATTTGTTGGTAAGAGAAAAGCTTATGACTTGGTGAATGTTGAAAGTCAAAATAATTTTGCAGTATTAACATCAAATGGAACAGGTGTTATTTCTCACAATTGTCTTACTAGAAGTGAGAGAGGAAATATACTTGAGATTTATTCTGAGAATAAACGCGTAAAACAAGTGCTTCAAGATTTGTTTAAAAATGTCCTTAATGTCGACTTCAATATGAGGCTGTGGATAAGAGATTTGGTAAAATATGGTGATTATTTTGTTTTATTACAAGTTGATAAAGAAGTTGGAATATACGATTTCTTAACTCTTCCTATGGAAGAAGTTCACAGAGAAGAAGGTCACGATGGAAGAACAAGTTCTGTAAGATTTAGGTGGGAAACTACTGGAAATTATTTTGAAGAATGGCAAATCGCACATTTTAGATTACTAGAAGACAGTCGCAAACTTCCATATGGAAGGTCTTTACTTGATTCAAGTAGAAAACTGTGGAAGCAATTGCAACTTGCAGAGGATGCTATGCTTGTATATAGACTTACAAGAGCTCCAGATAGAAGAATCTTCTATATCGAAGTTGGTAGTTTGGAAGATGCTGATGTAAAAACTTATATGGGAAAAATACAAAACCAGGTTAAAAAACAACCAATAGTTGATTCGAGAACTGGCAATATGTCTCAAAAATATGACCCAGAGAATGTTACAGAAGATTATTGGATACCAATCAGAGGTGATAAATCATCTAAAGTAGAAACATTACCAGGAGCCACAAATATGAGTGATATTCAAGATATCGAATATCTTCAAAACAAATTATTTGCAGCACTTCAGGTGCCAAAAACATATTTAAATTTTGGGGAATCAATTCCAGGGGGAAGTACTCTTTCTCAGGCAGACATCAGGTTTTCAAGAACAATTAACTCAATTCAAGAGGCTATTTTATTAGAACTTAGAAGAATTGCCAATATTCATTTATATTTTTTGGGATTTGAAGATGATTTAGAAAATTTTAATCTCACATTAACAAACCCATCAACACAACAAGAATTGCTTAAATTGGAAACAATGAAAGCTAGACTTGAGGTTTTTAAAGAATTTTTTACCACTGAATCAACAGCTCCAGCATCTTATACTTGGTCTATGGAAAATGTTTTAGGATTTTCGAAGTCTGACATTAAGCTGATGTTAAAGCAGAAAAAAGTTGAAAAGAAAATATTTGCAGAAATTGATAGTGCCGTTGAAACTTATAAAAAAATAGGATTATTTGATGACCTTGATGAAAGATATGAAGACCCAGAAGCAGCAGCTTCGTTTGCAGCTGGTGGTGCAGCTGGTGGAGATGCTGGTGGAGATGCTGGCGGAGATATGGGCGGCGGAGGCGGCGGAAGTAGTCTTGGCGGAGGTTTAGATTTAGGTGGAGGAATGCCTCCAGAGGGCGGTGCTCCAGAGGGTGGTGCTCCAGAAGGTGGTACTCCAGAAGGTGGTGCTCAAGAAGAACAACCTTTGGCAGAAGGT